CTACGAAAACATTTTCGGCGCCTCGGTCAAGGTCATGAAGACTGGCGACGAGTTCGAGCAGTTCAGCGCTGACCGCCCCAACGTCAATATGCGCGAGTACTGGCGCAGCCTGACCGAGAAGGTCTGTGCCGGCGTCGGTATCCCTTACGTTCTGGTCTTTCCAGAATCAATGCAGGGCACCGTCTACCGGGGCTCACTCGATATGTCTTCAGTGTGGTTCCGCAGCCGCCATCAGGTGATGGCCTCGGCCGCCCGACGTATCTGGGAATACGTCATGGAGTACGCCATCCGCACCGACCCGACTCTAAGGGACAGCCCCGATGATTGGTACGAGGTCGCCATCCAGGCACCCCGGGCCCCTAACGTCGACGTCGGCCGCAACTCAGCAGCCCAGCTAAACGAGCTTGGTGCCGGCATTACGACCTATGACGAGATCTACGGCGCCCGAGGCATCGACTGGCGATCCGCCCTGGAGGCCAAGGCTCAACAGGCCCGGTACATCCAAGACCTGGCAGTCAAGTACGGCCTCGATGTCTCACAGATCTCGACCGCTCAAAAGCAGCCGATAGCACCGGAGCCGGCCGCGGCCGCTCTCGAGCAGCCCCCTTCCGAAGAAATGCCCGATCCGATCCCGGCCGAGCCCATTGAAGAGGTGGTCGCAGTGCTCGAGCCCAAGAAGCGGAAAACCAGAGCCAAGAAAACCGAATGACTAAAGTTACCAACTGGCTTTCCTACCAGCCGCGCGCCTCAGTCCATGAGCCGGCGGTGCTCCAGATATTCGACCAGATCGGTGAAGACTGGTTCGGTGGCTCCGGCATTTCGGCTAAGGCTTTTTCCGATGCCCTCCAGTCTGTCGGCCCCGGCCCCCTGGTGGTCGAGATCAACAGCCCCGGCGGCAACGTCTGGGACGGCCTGGCCATCTACAATATGCTGCGAGGCCGGCAGGCGCCGGTGACTACCCGGGTGGTCGGCATCGCTGCATCGATTGCCTCAATTATCGCCCTGGCAGGTGACACCATCGAGATGGCTGAGGCCTCGTTGTTCATGATTCACGACCCGTCTGGGATGGTGGCAGGCACCTCAGACGATATGCGGAAGATGGCCAACGCCCTCGACCAGCACGCCGAGATCCTGGCTGGCATCTACACCAAGCGCACCGGCAAGACCTCGGCCCAGATCCGCGCGGCAATGACCGCGGAAACGTGGTTCACCGCCCGGGAGGCAATCCAGTTTGGCCTGGCAGACAAGACCACCGAGCAGCTCGCCATGGCCGCCTGCTGGCATCCTCGGGCCGTCACCAAGACCGCCCCTGAGACCGTCCGAAGCAATCTCCGGCGAGGCCTCGAGCAGTATGCCGAAGGCCTGGCCGGTGATGGCCTCGAGAAGCAAACCGTTCTGGACGCCGAGGCCCTTGTGGCCGGTGTGGCGCCCACCGAGGACAAGGTCCGCACAGCCAACGCCTGGTGGGGACGCAACGAGCGCTTCCTCGAGGCCGAAGCCAACACTCCGGCCGACGTAGCAGCCAACCTATGGGGAGGTGCCGCCGGCCGTGACTGGTTCCAAGCGCTTTATGCCCAACTCGAGATCGAGGAGGGAGAAAACACAGACAACAAACTTTCGACCGGCAGCACTAACGCTGCCGCCGATGGCGCGACAACCGCGCCGACATCACAGCAGACACCACACAACATGACTGATTCCAACACCGTGGTGGCGGCCGCTCCTATTGCGCCGACCGCCTTCGACATCGACGCCATCGTAGCCAAGGCGGTTGCCGCTGCCATCAGCGCTAAGGCCATCACCGCCGCCCCTGCACCGGAGCCCGTCGCCCCGGTTCGCATCGAGAACCTCGGCAACGGTTTGCTCGAGAAGCACAAGGGCTTTCGCGCCGGTGCCGAGCGCCAGCGCTTCCTCATCGAGAACCACAGCGAGCTACTGCGCCAGAATCGCTTGATCGCTCCCCAGAACGCGAACACGTTCGCCTCTGGTTTGGTTGTCGATTATCTCGCCGATGCAGTGATCACCGTCGCCACCTCCAAGCTGGCTATGGTCAGCGGTTTCACTCGCAACGTCGGCCTGGACAACCTCCGCCCTCGCGCCACCGTCCAGGTAAAGAAGTTCACCACCGGCGACGCCACGGTCGACAACGCCTCCAACTTCGAGGACGGCGCCGCGAACCAATCCACACTGGCCGCCACCTCGGTGACCGTGAACCAGATCACCAAGACCTTCACGGTAACCCAGCAGGAGCTTAATCAAGGCTTCGCATTGTCCGATCTTGCCCAGGGCAGCGCCGAAATCTTCGCCCTCGGTATCTCGAAGAAGATCACAGCTCAAATGACTACTGCGCTGTTCGGCGCCGCCACTGTCATTGGAACAGCCGCCAACTTCGACAGCTCCGACATTCCTGCGATTTTGGCCTTGGCCAAAAATTACCGTCAGAAGCTGTTGCTGCTCGATGGCGGACACATGGCTCGCCTCATGTTCACCGGTCAGTTTACTGCTGCCGCTGGAACTAATCCGTTCCCTGATACCCGATATGGTCCGTTGAACAACGGCTATTTTGGATTTGCGAACATCCTCGAGCAGAACGACTGGACCAGCGCTGCTACGAACACTGCTGGGTTCGTTTGCGGCCAGGACGCCATCGCTGTGGCCTCCGGTCTCCCGGTCGGAATGATCGCCGGTGAGTTCCTCGAGCAGCGCACGGTCGAGCTGTCCAATGGCCTCTCTGTGCTGCTGTCTGTCTGGTACTCCCGCGCTTCTCGCGCTCACATGGCGTCCTACGACATCATGTTCGGCGCCGCGGCCGCGGACACTACGCAGGCTGAGGTTCTCGTCACCGCCTAAGGCTGAGTCATGAGAATCGCCACTACCATCTCGGTGGACAAGAACGGCAAAACCAAGCTCGTTTCTGGTCCCGAAGTCGACGCGACTGCCCAGCGCGAAGACTTCAACACCGCGAAGATTGCAGAGGGCTCGAAGCTTATCCTGTGGGTACAGGGAGCACTGGCACCGAAAGTTCGTAAGGGTTAACAAACCAAAACTGGGAGGGTTACCGGACTCGCTGGTGACCCTCCCTTTAAAAAACACAATTTTATGGCCGTTCAAGCAGACATTTCTACCGAGTACAGCATGGGCCGCGAGGGCTTTGCGCTGGTCACTAGCACCGCCGCTCAGACCGGCAATTGGTCTGGTTTGATTCCCGTTGAGCCTACGGTGTTTAGTAGCATCACGGGATTCGGAATATCTGGCACTTGGACTTCTAAGACCATTCCGGCTGGATTCCCGCTGGTGGGAAACATCACTGGATTCCAGATCTCCAGCGGAAGCGTTGTGGCTTTCCTTGCTCGTAGCTAATGATCTCAATCGGCATAGCACTCAATCGGTTGTTCTCCGGTCAATCCGGTGGCACTGATGCGCCGGTGCTAAGTCGTGACGTTCTGCGGGAAGACGAGGGCTTCCTGTGGCAGGAAGACGGAACCTCAAAACTGGTTATTACACTTGGCACTTTCGACTCTCTGTTGCGTGAAGACGCTGGTTTTCTGCAACAGGAAGACCTCTTTAAACTCGCAATTCAATCCAACTGACCTATGGCAGATTCAAAGATTACAGCACTAACAAATCTAACGGCGGCAGATCCCGTCAACGATATGCTTCCTATCGTTGATGTCTCCGACACGACAATGGCGGCATCTGGTACAACCAAACGTATCAGCGTAAACAACATCCTCGGAGCATCCGGCACCGCCACGCTCGCCTCCGCCACCATCACCGGCGATCTGACGGTGGCGACTGATCGGTTGAAGGTTGTTACCGGAAGCACTGCGGTTCAGATTGGATCAACTACGCAGACGCAATTCGGAACCACTGCTTGGCCTACTGATTTAATTGCAAAGGCTAATAGCCGAGTTTTGGTTGGAAATTTTGGAACTGCAATATTATGGAACGAATCAACCCCAGCAATTGCAAACAGTTCTATTATTTACATCGGAGCAAAGTCTGGTGCCGGTGCCACTACGTTTGGCGGTTCATACATCTCGGCAGGAATTGAAAACGCTTCTGACCGTGCTGGATTCTTTGCGCTTTCGACTTTCCAATCCAATGGAATCGACCGCGAACGGTATCGGATAGATTCGACTGGTGTTCATACTTGGCAATACGTCGGCGGAGTCGCTGGCACCGCCATGACCCTCAACTCTACGGGGTTGGGCGTGGGGGTTACGCCGAGTGCGTGGGCGAGTGGTTACACCGCGATTCAGAATCGACAGACTTGCTGGTTCGCAACTTCTGCGCGTGACGCAAACTTTGGGGCTAATGTTTATGTCGATGCGGTTGGGTACAAGTATATAGCCGCCGCTCAAGCGTCTTTGTATACGCAGTATCAGGGAGCGCATACTTGGTACACCGCCGCCGCTGGTGCATTGGCTAATGATCCGATTACCACGTTTGCATCTGCCAAGATGACGCTGGATATAAATGGGAATTTGCTGGTGGGTCTTGCCACTGCTGGAACCACCGCTGCCAAAACGATACAGATTGCCAACGGAACCGCTCCGACTGCCAACGTCACTGGAGGTCAGCTTTACGTTGAGTCCGGTGCGCTGAAGTTCCGTGGATCTTCTGGTACCATTACCACAATCGCAGCCGCCTAATCTAAACGACTATGCCTACCATCCTCTGGATCATCGAACGCCTTCTCGTCAAACCCACCGAAGGCTCACTCACCGATGTCGTAATCACCGCCGACTGGCGTTGCAACGGCACTCAGGATCAATACAGCGGCACTTGCTACGGCTCCTGCTCGTTCGCTCCGCCGTCTGGTGAGTTCAC